GGACTAGACATCGAGGAAATCTCTAAAGTTCGGTTGTATTCGGATTTTTTCCATCCTGTTTTTTCGCAAAACTGTTGGCAGGACTGTTCTTTAGTTAAGCCACCTAATTTGTCCTCGTGTAGATGTCTTTTGATTAGCTTTGCTTTATCATACACCGATAGTTTTTCGCTATCAGTGCCGTAAGAGAGCATTTGATACTCTAAATCACGGACGGTCAGACCTGATGCTAGAGGCTTAATAATCGCCGAAACATTAGGAACAATAATCTCTTGAGAGGCTAAAAGCAACCAAGCTAATACCCTTCGATGCCCGTCCATAGGAAACAATCTATCGCCGTCTGCAATCAAGTGTAAAGGTTGATAGATTACGCCTGATGCCAGTATCTTATCGGCTAGTTCTTGAATTAACTCCAAGTCGTAGGTAACGCGGGTATTCCATCCGTTTTCCCCTGAGATAGCCTCGATCAAATCGAGACTAAAGGTTAAAAGAGTTTCATCAGGCAAGACGTGCATTTTGCCGTCGTCATGAAGCCCTATTCTTGGTCCGACAAAGTGACCATTGGCTAATCTGAAAGAAATTAGCTGGGGATCGACTACGATTAACTCTCCTCTTGCGGACCCATAAGTTCTGATTTTGTCTCTTGATTTTGCGCTCATTTTGTTACTCCTCAGTTGTGATTATTTTTAGTTGTTTCTTGCTTTATTCGTAGTCCCATCAATGGGAGAATGACATAACCCTCCTCTACAAGGTAACTAGCTATAACAAGAGATTGCAGAAAAAGACAATAGTTTTCTTTGAAAAGATTAGGTATTGCTACACCTGTTAAAATCGAAAAGATAAACTGGAATATAGCAGCTTTAAAACGCCAAAAACATCCTACTTTCCTATCTGAATCAGCGTCAATAAATGCACTGCTTAAAAGACATTCTATATCATTGTCATCTGCTTTGATTACGCTTTCATAAACTCCTTCTAGTAGTTTTGATGTAAAGGGGTTTTTTGATGTTTTAAGAACTAAGCGATCGACATATTGCTTGGCTTCTGTTGGCAACTCAGCGTAGCTTAAGTTGATTAGCACTCGATAGGTCAGGTTTTTCATTTTTTTACTCCTTAGTTGTATTGTCGGTTATTTCTTTATACCAGCTTTTTTCTGCTAGAAAAATCGACGCTAGTGTTAAAGCTTCTCTGAAAAGATCAAAATCTTTTTTAAGAGGAGAAGGAATAGTAACTCCTGTACATATAGGCATAAGAATAGTTATAACCCAAAATTTAAACCGATTAATAAAAGAGAGATTCCATTTACCATCGAATAAGTACAGATAGATGTATCCTTTTTGTATATCCCCTTCCCACCACCAGATTAATATCTTGTTAGTTATTTGGCTAGTTTGAGATTTTTTTAATAAATTATCAATCCAATTTTTTGAGTCAAGAGGTAATTCGAGATATTTATTTCTAATCATAAGCTTATACAGCTGCTCTTTGAGATGCGAGTTGATGTTCACTGTTTTACTCCCCAATTGTGCTAGTTTTTACTTTTAAGACATTTTTAGGTCTTCATAGCGTTTTCCCCATTCGTTAACAAGAATCGTAATTTCTGGAGAATTAATCGCCTTACCTTTAATCCATATATACGGATTATTTGATTCCGATAAACTTGTTAATGTTTCAAATAGCAAGTTTGTAGATTTCAATTCTACAAATGTTAAATTAATTTTGATTACTTTTTTAGTCTTGCCAGAATCGCAAGTAATCTCAAAATCTGCCCTTAATTGCTGTACTTGATCAATACCTACACTAAAAACTAGGTTAGCTACCAATCCATGTAAGCAAATACTTTCGACTTGCCCTGTACTTAAAACTTTCCATTGGTTTTTGCTGCTTTCAACCAAGATTTCTTGTATTTGCTGGAAAGTCAGTTCATCCCACCAATCACGACTTAAGAGATTCAGATTCATTTAATACTCCTTAATTTCCATTTTTGGATTTTTTAGCTTTTCAAGTTTTTATAGGTTGCTGATAACTGACGACTGACAACTGGCAACTAATTAAAAATCTTCACTGAGAAGTTCACCAGGATCAATATTTTCACTGCGAACTTCTATTACTGGCTTTTGCCTTGCGTCTATAGCTTTTTTCAGGAGGTCGGCCAATTCTTTTTCAGAGGTTGCTTGTTGGGCGATTTGCAAAGCTTCTGGTTGAGGTAATCCTTGATTTACAGCCCAAGTAATTCCAGCCTGCTTGCGATCTTCCGATAGTGATTGCGAAGGGTTGAACATTTTTACGTTTCCCGTTGACGCAGGAGTTAGAGTTCTGACAGGTTCTACATTTCCCGTAAATCGCTGAAAAGCTTTTGTTTCGATTATTTGCAATACTTGAGAAGCACTATTAGGGTGAACACGGATTGATAAAAGACTAAAAGTCTTTCGTCCCCTTTTTCCGTCTGGTAAGGGATAAGATAGCTCTCTTGACCCGCGTTCTAATAGAAAAGGGATACCAATCAAACTACCAGCCGATGTTTCAATAGCTAGTAGTTGCTCTGTTAGTCCGATAATATCCCACTTTGAATGGGTTTCGACTTCAAAGTATCCTAGTTCACCTAATTTAGGTAAAACAATCTGCAATCGCCCAACTTGCTTGCATTTACACCCTGAATAACTTCCGTCAGGATTTTGTTGTCGTTTGCACGGGATAGGATTAGTGGCAATCATTTTGCCAGCTTGTTGGTAGATATGTTGCTTTTCCTCGTCGCACCGAATCATTAACCCAGAGGTTTTTAAATCTTTATCATTCCACTGTTCCATCCAACAAGGAAATACTTGGTCTGTATAAGGAAAAGGTAACAAGCAATCTAATTGCTTAGGCTCTTTCCCGTAAATAGCGGTAAATTTTTCGTTGATTCCTTGAATATCAGAATCAATGCGAAAATATTCTAAATCATCTCCGCTTATTAGAGTGCCAGGTCTTTTAGGGTTTTCTTTTTTTTCTCCCCCTTTGCGAATTATACCCAGTCTAAGGAACCGGGCTTGTCTTGTTGTCAAAGATTTTATAGGCATTGTTTTTACTCCTAAAAAGGAAGGTTGCTAGGGTCGCTAAATCTATAAGAGGAAGGAAACTCATCTATTTCTTTACCAGCAAGATATTTAGTAACACTGGGGCAAGCGACGCTGTGAGCCTCTGTTATTTCTTGCAGTTTTGCTATGACGGATCGCTGTGCTTGATTTAAAAGAAATTCATAGCAAGCGTCAGGATCTTCGCCGTCCTCTGGTTTTCCGTGAATATTTAGGGAGATACTCACAGACTCAAAGTTACCAAGATTGACTTTCTGGCTATAATCTACCGAGATATGGGTGATAAGCATCTCTCCTCTAAAATTTGATTAATACAATCTTATAGTAAATTGCTAGAATTGTCAAGCATTTTTGAGAAAAAACTTGCAAAAAACTTACAAAAAGATAATAGTACAAAAGAACTAAGTTATTATCGTTAATAGATTGTAGATAAAGATATTAACAATGGAATCCTTGATATATATAGGTTTCAGGCTTTGTTGATGTTGTTAACGCTATCCCCCAATATTATTGTTTATCTCTCTTATTGTCTAGTTCGTTTATCTCTCTTTATCTTTTTTCCTCTATACAGTATCAACGGTATTAACAAACCTTGAAACCTAGACAGCGTAAGGATTTTGATTGTTAATAACCTTATTAACAATCGAATTACAAAAGAACAGTAGATATACTTAGCATATTTAAATTAAATACTGCTATCTGCTTAGATGATCGTTGCTAGTGATTCTTTAAAAGGTACTGGATAACTTGAATTTTGAAAAACCCGTACTGTGTAAGCTGATTGGACTGACCCCCAATCGGCTATTTGTTGTGCCTCTGTGTAAACGACGCTTCGGGCTGACGATACCGGCCATTCTCGTTTTATTGTGTTTCCATCGTAAATTCTGACTACATAGCTGTCCAATTCTCCTGCTGCGTAAGCAATGTCGATATAGTCGATCCAACGACCATTTAACCGCGTCCGTCGATACCAAGTAATAATTAAATCGTTATTATCTTTTTCCCCTCTTACAGCACAAGGGAAAGGCTTCAATCCTTCTAAAGTAATTGTGTGAGCAGTCTCGTCTTCTATATCAGTTTCAAGCAATCCATTAGGAACTACTTTTAATAAATATTCTCGATTAATATCAGAAAGATTTAAGGGGAATCGAACTAAATAATTAGTTAGTAACACAAATTTTTCTCCTATTATATGCCTAGAGATAGCCGGTTCAGTTCCTTTGACTCCACGAATTGTATATGAAATATCAAAGGTTAAGGGATCGTTGGACACAATAGCAGCATTTTTAAACGCTATAATTTCTCCGGTAGAAAACCAACCTAATTGTTTGCCTGATAGAAATGTTTCAAGAGTAACTGGCTCTAATTCCCCTGAATTCATGCTTACTCGTATCCAATTTAAATCGTCAATAAAGCTAGGAGAAGCGTTGTTAAAATTTGGGGAGAAGCTTAATACAGTACCAGTTACGCTGTTGACAACATTGCCAACAGCAAAATCATAACTTAAGCCGTTGTCATCGGAATAAAATAAGGCTCCTTTGGTAAAACTAGAGTTACCTTCAATTGCCACATAAATTCCTATGTCTGTATCTTGGCTATTAATTATTGGGCATTCAATAGGAATAGCGTTAGCGCGTCCGTAGGGACGAGGAAAGTTATCGTCTGGCGGAAATTCGTTATCTATAGGAATATCTGGTAAATATCCTACTCCTTGAAATCGAGTAGCTTCAATTTCAATTAAATAATTTACTCCTCTTACTTTCTTTGTAATTTGCATCAATTCTTGATGATAATTGTTATTATCATTAGTAAAAATTATATCCCCAACCTTTAAATTTTCCCATGCTGGTAATAAAAACATTTTTGAGAAAGTTTTTGATTGCGTTTTCCCTAAAAAAAGAATTCTTGAGGCGGTATTCATAAAAAACATATCTATATCTATTAGCTTAGTTTGAAAACTAAGCTCGTTTGTGTGAGTATCTGACGGGTCTTTAGCTACTACGGTAATAGTTTCATAATTTTTTAAAACATTTAGTCCAGAT